GTGCGGGTGCGTCGGCTCGTTCAGCCTTCACACGTTCCGCTTGACGCTCGAACCAATCCATCGCAGGTTTCGGATTCAGAGGGTTGATGCCCCACAGATAGAACGCAACTGCTCCAGGTCCGGGGAACTGGTCGTTGTCTGGATCGGAGTTCTTTGGAGCTTGGAGGTCTACCAGGTGTCTTGCTCCCCAAGCGTTTGCACGAATGACTTTATCCTCGCTGATTCTTCCCGCAGCCATGTCACGGGCTTCACGAACAGTTCGTGCCACAAGACCATCACCAGCAAGTCCCTGCCCATAATAGTCCAAACCTTTGCGGGCAGCCGACCGAATGTAGACCGGAACATCGAACGTGAGTTGGCGCATGATGTTGATGCCTGGGTCGTAGTACTGTGCGTCTTCACCGCTGATGTTTCCTGTTTGGACTGTTTGTCCTGGGTTGTCATTTGGTAATCCTTTGACTGGTTGCCAAGCGTTGCAATAGTACGCAGGTGCGACCAACGCATCCCACCGTTTGCAATAGAAGTTCTTGTAGAAGCCACAGTTCCCACAGTTGTGATTGGCAGGCACATCGGCTGAAGCGGCTGGACGATAGTTCGATGGCAGTTCCCGATCCTCCATCTCGTCCTCGTCCTCGGACTCTGGTTCGTCCTCTGGTTCTTCCAACTCTGGGATGCGAGTCAAGTCCGAGAAGTTGTAGGCCACCATCTCCTCGGTGTCCTCAAACCCGCCATCAACTTGTTCATACACCTGGATGATTGCGACCGGGTCGGCAGCTGTCGCAGTCAACTCGCCTTCCGAACTTGGCAAACGAACTTTGCCTTCACGATAGATGTGCTGAATCTCGCCGACCTTGTCATCGAATGACACATAGTCGCCAATCATCAGCATGTCGCCGAGCGCACGTTCACCACCCGGCTCCATGTCCTCAGCAATCGACACGGCCACCATCTGGTCAACCGCAGCCTGCTTGGTGGTATGGCAGCCGATGACCTCGCCGTCTTCCTTGATGGTTGCCCAACCCGAACAACCTGGCGCAGAATCAGTGATGAAGTATGGCATCAGGGAGTGATGTGAACCCAGGAGATGGAATGACCAGCTTTGCTGGAGATTGCGTAGAACACTTGAGCCGAATAGCACTGCAAATCAACGGAGTCTGATTTCAGAATGCCGTGACCTGTGGTAGTTGTGACTGCGGAACCTCCGACATAGACAGTGTCAGTGTTGTCTTGGTTGGTGATGTGCAAGAATCCTGGATTGGGTTGCGCAAGGTTGATGACCGTTGCTGCGGTGCCGACCGAAACTTGACCTTGTGTAATACCCATGATTTACCTCAGAGCATCAACATTACTTGCAAGTCGTCCTCTTCGGCAGAGAACGTGATTCGACCACCAGCCGACGCAGACATCCCCACGAAGATCGGAGTGCAATACGCCTCCACCACCGCAGGCACAACAACAACCTCATCCTCAACTTCAACGACAACCGTTTCAACTTTCTTGCGTGGCTTCGGACGTGGATACCAATACGGCTGACCGCCACCAGTCGGCTCAGGCTCCGGTTGCGGCTGAGGCGTCACCGTCCCGACAGCCGACGCAATCAACCCACCCAACCCACCAGACGCAGTACCAATCTCCGACGCCACACCCACCGCAGACGCATCTACACCACCCAGAACAGCCGTCGCCGAACTGATCACCGTCAGAGTGCCAGTAGCACTCGATGACGCTTCTCCAAGCCCCGCAGACGCCGATGCGACGATTGTGACATCACCAGCAGCCGACGCCGACAACCCGCCCAACTCGGCAACCCCGTCACCGAAATCCTCAATCGTCACCTCGCTCACATCAGCGAACAACTCACCCAACGGAGCATCAGCCACACCCGACACCACTGGCGTCACCGTCCCGACTGCCGACGCAGTCAACCCACCGAGACTTGATGCGCCTGTGCCGGTGGTCGTGAAGTTCGTGCCGTCAAGAACACCTGACGAATCAAGCGTCGAGGTGTCGAGGACGAACGCTGGTGATGGGCCACCAAGTCCGACGTCAGCGTCGTTGAGTTGCGACTGGTCGAGGTAGAACCGTGTGACCACGGGCGCCTACTAGGAGGCGAGCGTCAGTGAGACGGTGAGTGACCCTGATGCGATGGTGAACGTGTCGCCTGCCGTGTAGGCGTTGGCGGTGATGGTTCCTGAGAACAGGAAGTTCCCTGCTGAGACGTTGTCCCATGCGGTGAAGTGTGTGGCGTCTTGCGACCCGGCGATGTTCGTCCAGGTGAGTGCGGAGTCAGATGTGAGCGTGCCAGATGATGCAGCCGAGAACGACGCTTCTTTGCGGGTCGTTTCCGTTGCCGGGTTTGATGTGCCTGCTGCGCCTGGATCACCGATGTGTAGTTTCACATAGACGGCGGCTACTGCGAAAGTGTCATTGTTGCCCAAAGCGTCCAGCCATTGGTCTGCGAGATAGGAGCTGATTCCCGTTGCCATTACTGCTCAGGCCTTTCCGTGATGTGCAGGATTCGACCATCAGCGTCACGCTCCACCGTGCGAACGACGGTGCGCTGTTCCGGCACATTGACGTTCACGACTGTCTCAGGAACATTCACGACCGGGGCATCGACACGCACCTGTGGTGGTGAGACGTGGATGATTTGTTCTGGCATGTTGAGGTTCAGTTCTCGTGTGCCTGCGTCGTAGACCGTTGCTGGTGCAATCGGGTTGATGGATGCGACTGGTTGCAAGGCCGACGATGGGACACCTGTGTGTTCAATCTCAGGCATGTCCAACGCCTTCAACACAGCCGCAGGCTGGAAGCCTGACGAGATGAGTCGTTGTGCGATTGCAGACTTGCGATCCAAGTCGGCGAGGTTGGCTGCGGTGATGTCGATGTTGGTGAGCGGTACTCGATAGACGTCGCCACCCTCGATTGGTGTCATGTCCTCAAATCGTCGCACGTCATTGACGGACATGTAGCCGTTGTTGAGTCCTGATTGGTAGGAGGCGTTGCGTGCTGCGATGTCGCCACGCAGCAGACCTGCGGTGGAGAATCGGATGAACGCACGACCAGCGAGTAGCACAGAATACTCCGACTCCACTTTGGCCAAAATAGGAGTCAAGGAATGGACTAAGAAAGAAAGATTGTTCGCCTCTACCGAGGCGTAGCTCATCGCACCCGGAGTCGTCACGCCGATCATGGATGGAGGCACACGGAAGATTCGTGCAATCTCCTCCACCGCAAACTGGCGAGACTCGATGAACTGTGAATCGTTCGGGCTGACACCAGTCTTCTCAAATGTCGCACCACCGAACAAGATGCCTGGGCGATGCGAACGACGCAAACCCTTGTGGCCATCCTCGAACGCATCCACCAGATTCTTTGCTTGTTCACGAGACAGGTTGCCGGGGAACTGGATGATGCCGGAGGTGTTGGAGCCTTGGCCGAAGAAGCGGGCTGCGAACTCTTCCAACGCACGAGCCAAACCGAGGTTCTCTTTGACGAGGTCAATGCGGGACTTGCCACGCATCTCACCCGGCAACGTCAAGTCACGAATGTGGATCATGTCCACATCCTCGATACGGTCACGAGCTTCGTAGACGTAGAAGATGCGACCGTTGTTGTCTCGACGCACCTCAGTGTTCTGAGGGTTCAACACGACGAGGGCGAGCACTTCACCGTCTTCGTCACGGATGATGCGAGTGAACGAGTTGCCGTTCAACAGCAACGAAACAATCACCTGCTGGAAATGGTCTTCCTTGGTGACCCCGATGTCTGGTGCGTCAAGCCACGCTGGACGTGGACGATACTGAAGACGCACACCCTCCTGCCGGATGTAGGCATCGACTGGGAGTGTGGAGATGGTGTCGGCAATCAGCCGAACACAGGCGTACACCGTCCCGATTTTGAGTGAGTCATCCTGCGTGACGTAGACGCCAGAGTTGGTCGTGAAGGTGTATCCGTCGCCGAGTGCGAACAACGACTGGAACGAAATCGCACGCTCTTCGTCATCGCCTCCACGGCCAACAAGACGGTCAACAATCACTTGTCTTCATCCTTCGTGATACGAGCCAAACTCCACGCCGAAATGAACGTCGCCACACCGATGACAGCCAACCCCAATGCTGGAGTGACCAACCATCCTGCAACCACGAAACACACCAATCCAATCAGTTCGAGCACGAGCACCTTCATTCCAACCTCCTATGGTAGT